TTGCTCTTGGTTTTGGATATCCTTCACTATCAACTGGATAGTCATCTATTGTTGTCGTAACGGTTTCTATTGTTGTTGTTGAGGTATACGCAGTAAATGGGTTACCCTGGAAACTATATATGTTTAAAGGGTCTAATGACGGTGTTTCAGGTATGAATACCCCACCTGAAATTTGTTGGAATAACTCATTAAATCTTTCAATATCAATAGGACTATCAGCAACATAAACATTTTCATTAAACTCTATTAACGCCTCGGGAGCTCCAATATAATTCATTAAAAAATCAATTGCCTTTCTTGTACCTTTTGACTTATACAAATACGCTGAATTTAAAATTAAATTCCTATAAAATTGACTGTTTAAATCATCAATAGTTTGACTTGTTGAATACCCAGGAAAAGCGTTTTCAGTTGTTCCATAAACGGAAGTAAGATAATCGACATTTGTAATTGGTGATATGTTTGTTGACCATCCTAAGGTTTCCGCCAAATTTGGCAACAACTTAGATGGTATATCATTACCAACATTATAATTTACAGAAGTCATGAATGAAAGTGCGTCTATGTATTTTTTACTTTCATCAAAACTTCTTCCATATATTCTTAAAGTTTTTTCGACTTTTTTATCAGGAGTATCAAATTCTTGAAAAGCATCTGTTACATAAAATCTTGATAATAAATCAGTTTGTTGACTATCAAATTCATTTCCTATTTGATTTAAAGTTTGAATATAAGAAGAGAAATTTTCAGTTCTTATATCTAAGTTCCATGACCCATCTAAAGGCCAAGTAACATTTTGATATCTTGTAAAAATATTACCATTATCCGCCTCAGTTGGTATTTGAAACTGAGCAGTATATATTGGAGTAACATATCTATATAAAAGGAACTCGTCAACCTCATCTAAATTAAGATTAAAAACTTCATTAACAATAACATCATTTGGTCTAATAACTATAGTATCAACCGATGTTGAGTTACCTGAAAAAGGATTTCCATCAACTTGTATTGTTAATGTACCGGCAGTTAAACTTTGTGATGGAAATAAATATGATAAAGGATATTGTCCCCCATTTACTATTAAAACATATGCCGGATATGTTTCTTTAAGATTTCTATATTTTGATATTGAGAACTCTAAACTATTAATGTCACTAGTCGCATTTACAGTAAAATTTATCCCAAAAGGATTTCTTATTGCAGTTATATCTAAATCTAATTCTGTAACATTTTCATTTGAATAAAATGTAATATTTTGAGCGGTATTACCTGTGGTATAACCTTCTCTCAAATTAATTATTTCTAAAGCCGCTGGAAAATAATTAATAATATTAATTATTGACGATTCAAATCTTTTTGTTAAAGAACCATAAGCTGTAAAATTGGTAATTTTTGAACTATCAAAATTTGGAGTTACTTTAAAATTGTTTTGAAAAATTTGAAATGATTTTCCTAAATCAATACCTAAGTCATTTAACGATATAGGAGTTGAGAATGTACCAATATCAAAACTTCGATTAACTTTCTCAACAACCGTTGTAGTAAAATCAAAATTAGCATTGGTTAATCCACCACCTTGCACAAGTTGTAACCCGACAATATTATCGGAGAATGTACTAGCACCTGTAGGCCCTTGTGGTGGACATTTATATTTTACCATTAAACAATAATAGTTTGAAAGTTTTTAGTGAAATCGATATTGTCCCCTCTGTCTTGTCTAACTTCATATAACAAGTCGTTTAATTGGTCTCTAATTTCATATAAGTTATATTGTTTGTATATGTTATTAGAAGTATCGTAGATAGTATAAATTCCATCATCAATTGATTTAGTTTGATTACCGTAAAGAGCAATCGCCAATGTTGAGATATCATGTTCAACAATTTCAACTTCCAATGATATTGGATTAAAGAATGTATTTGTAATTACAATATTTTGATTTGGTTGCCCAATGTTAGGTATTGCGTTTGGTCTATTTGTTGGTGCGGATGATGGTGATAAAGTACAAAATACTAAATTAGATGACCCTTGAGAATAGATATATCTAATAGATTTGTCTTGTGTGTTTGTTAAGTTTTGAGTAACAGGTTCACAATAAAAATTAGAAGTAATTATTCTGTAAAAATTAGGGATTTTTGTATTATCTGTTGGGTCGTAATATTCAACTCTAAATCCAGTTAATCCTTGATTCGCAAAGTTTGTTAAAAAATTTGATGGGACATTTGTTAAATCAATTACTATCCCTTTTACATTAGGTAAAGAACTTAAAATACCACAATCAGTAATTACAGTTTTAATTTGAGCCGGTCTTAAAATTAATGTGTAAATCCCTAAGTTATTAAATTGATTAGCAGGTAAATTTAAATTATATAAACCACCTAATATTTGATTTGTATTACCACCTGTATTCGCGTTATTGAAATATGGTGTAAGATTAGAGTTTGGTATCGTGAAAAGAGTGAAATTTTCAGTTTGGTCGCGCGATGCCGTATAATGAACTATTATTTCAACATCAGCGGGGCTTACATCCGCTAGTCTTATTGTTCCGTAATTACCTGTTGCCACAAATTTTTATTTATGTATGTTTATTTTTATAAATAGTAATAATGATTTTTTTTAACTCTTAACAACGTTGAAAAAACCATATCCATATTTTGCTAACCCTGGTGTTGTTCCTACTTCACCTATTCTTCTAAAATTCTCTAACCCACTATTAACCCCTCTCTCAATCAAAACAGTAGTTTGAATTTGGAAATCATCAATAACATTCATTAAAACTTCATTTTTAGTTATCGCACTATAATGTAACATTGATTCAGTTAGTCCTGAAGAATATGCAACAAATACTGAAGTCCCTCCCGAAAAATCTAAATAATCTATATTATTAATAGTATATGCGGTATATCCATTTTGTATATTTGTAACCGTTCCTGTACACCCTGAACAATCAGGTATTGGTATGTTAACACCAATTTGATATGGGTTTGAACCATACAACGCCAATTCTCTCAATCTTGATTGAGTTGACCCCGAAATAACATAAGGTACTGAGACATACGCAGGTGTTGATTGTTCATATAAGTTAAGGTTAGAGTCACCAGACCAAGTAAAGTTATACAATGATGGAGCGGTACTCCAACTACCACCTTGTGAAACAAAAGTAACCGTACCTAATGGATTTAAAATTTGAACGTCTGTAAATGGAACTTCTACCGTTTTTTGAACCGTTAGTATACCAAAACTATTAAATTGAGTTAAGGTAATAACAAAGTTTTGAGGGGTATTTGTATTACACTGTGAGTACACATGACTAATATAATCAGGTGAAAAATTAGTTATAGATTGGACAGGTGTACCATCCCCCCAATCAACTTGATAAGTGGAATCTTGTAAATAATTAATTGTACTTTCTGTGGTATTATAAACATAGTACGTACATGGTGAACCTGTTGTTGCACTAAAAGAAAATTAACATTAACATTTTGTTGACTAATATCACCATCAAAGACTGAGTAGTAACCTATATCATGATAATCTTGATTTAATACAATCGGTATTGTTAATCCTGTAAATAATGAAGACCCGTTTGTTCCACCACTTAACATTTGACTAAGACCTGAGTATACACCAAAAGTATTACCATCATAAGTTTCACTAATAATGTCTGTCTTTAAAAACTCAGGTGATATTTTTATTCTAATAGTATCCATTAACCATTATTCTTTGGTGGGTTTATGTATTCATACCAATCTAATGTCAGTAAACTTTTACCTGAACCTGTTACATTATATAAGTAATTAATAAAATCAAAAGTAACCTCACGATAAAAATAATCGTTGTCAATTCTAAACGGTTTATTTGTATTAATACTAGTTTGTTTTCGGGTTGTAAAAGTTGTATATTCACCAGTTTTACCGTTAAAAAACTTAACTCTCATATAAAGTTTATCAAGTTTTAAAATATCAAAATCTTTAAACCAATAAATAAAATATGACTCTTTTAACCCAATATGGTCTAATTCAAAA